AGGCCGCTAATAAGCAGTGGAATATACCAAGTTCATCATTTTCTTCCTCTAACATACAATTTTATACTGGTGTTAGTGGAAGTTTATATGATTTCACACCTACTAATGATCAATATCAAACATTAGTATATAAGTCTATAGAACAACTATATTATAGAAATTATACCACTTATATTAGTGAATCTAATTATAGTAGTTCATTTTATTTACAAAATGGTAATTTAGCTACTCAATCATTACAATCAGGACAGTACTGGAATTACCCACAATCCACAGTAGGTGAAATTAGATATTTCCCCACAGAAAGTGGTGCTACTATTCATGTATTAGGAATACCAAGAGATATATATGGTTCTAAAATCAAACCAAACACTCTAACCATATCATCCTCAGATAATACTCGTATAAGTGATGATAATCAAGGTAATTTATACTATTACTCAGCATCAACTACACATTATGTAGGTAACATCATATATCCTCATGGAATGTTATTATTTACATCCCATTCAAATATTATAGGTCCTTTTATTACAGGCAGTTCATATATAGCTTCATTCCAAAATGAACACATCATATATGAAAATACAATAAAATGTACTGTTAGAGAATCTGAATTTAATTATACACACAATCCAAGCATATCAACTGATAATAGTGGTTCATTACGTGATTTTGCTACTGGTTCAATATTTACACCTTATGTTACAACAGTGGGACTGTATAATGATTCTCAAGAATTATTGGCTGTAGCTAAAATGGCACAACCGATTCCATTATCAACAAATACTGATACAACGTTTTTAATTAATTATGATACTTAATGATTAAATTAAGAGATATATTATTTGAAAATAAATCATCACATTTAATAGATGAATGGAAACAAAGTATTTCTCCATTAGAACTAAAAATGTATTGTGTTAGAGATAATTGTGGACCCGCAGCATTAGATTTTAAATCTTTTGCTGAAAAAAAAGGTATAAAATTAAATAGAATAGAAGGCTTTTTTAAAGCAGATAAAGTAGCATCCCAAAAAAACGATTTCACTCCAAAAATGAAACAAGAATTTTTAAATGATGGGGGGGATTTTAATAATGCTGTGGAGAGAGAAGAGTGGGTAGAGAGTAGTAAATACTCAGATCAATGGAAGTTAATTCCCCATTATTGGTTAGAAGATAATAATGGTGTTATATATGATCCTGTTGGAAAAGAACAATTTATGGATACTGGATATTCTAAGGATTTAAATAGTTCTAGATATAAATTAAGTGATAATTAATAATGTGGTTATACCCTCAAGAATTTAACGTAGAAGATTACTTTGGTTTTGTTTATATTATTACCAATTTAGAAACCAATAAAAAATATATTGGTAAGAAATTTTTCCACCACACCAAAAAACTCCCACCATTAAAAGGTATGAAACGTAAACGTACCGTTATTAAAGAAAGTGATTGGGAAATATACTATGGTTCCAGCAATATATTAAAAGAAGAATTAAAACAACACGGTAAAGATAAATTCAAACGTGAAATAATAAAACTATGCACCAATAAAAAGGAACTAACATATTGGGAAACCAAATTACAGTTTGTATATGGTGTGTTAGAAAAACCTGATGAATATTACAATAACAACATTTTGGGAAAATTCTTCACAAGAGATTTGGTTCCCCAAGTCTAGGTTATTATATTTGAGGTTATGGAACATGCTCTATTACTAACTAAGCTAGAAAAAATACTGGGTAAATCTGTACCCACTAGTAGAGGCAACCACTCATTTAAGTGCCCATTTTGTAAACATCGCAAGAATAAATTAGAAGTAAACCTAACAACACAACAATATCACTGTTGGGTATGTGATGTTAAGGGTAAAAAAATAACCACATTACTAAAAAAAGCAAACATACATTATGATTTGGTCAAGGATTTAATATCCTTATTACCCAAAAATGATAAAACAATATATGATAATACTTCTACAATAGTATTACCTCCTGAATATAAATCATTATATGAAGTATCATCTAAAGATATATTAGCAAAACATGCTATCAAATACCTCAAATCCAGAGGTATAACCAAAAACGAAATATTAAAATATAATATTGGATATTGTGAGGAGGGATTATATGCTAAAATGGTTATTATACCATCATATGATTCATATGGTAGTCTCAATTATTTTATTGCGCGTAGCTTCGAAGACGACGCGTATATCAAGTATAGAAACCCTAAGGTATCCAAGGACGTGATAGGACTAGAGTCGTTTGTTAACTTCGAGGTTCCTATTATATTGTGTGAAGGTATATTTGATGCAATAGCAATAAAACGTAATGTTATACCATTGTTTGGTAAAACTATAAGTAATGAATTAAAGAAAAAACTCGCCTTATCTAAGGTAGACAAAATATATATAGCGCTAGATAAAGATGCTATGAAACAAGCCATCAGACATGCTAAAGATTTATTAGATGCTGGTAAGGAAGTTTACATGGTTAATTTAGAGGATAAGGATCCATCGCAAATGGGTTTTAAAGCGTTTACACAATTAATATCTAAAACAAAACCATTAACCCTATCCTCGTTTATGGAATATAAACTAAAATATGCCGCATGATTGAACAAAAAAATAATATCAAAAAAGACAAGCGAATAAAACGTATAGTAGAAATTGACCCATCATCTAAACAAATCACTATACTTGATTCACGGTTTTACCAACGCAAACCATATGTATTTTACCCATCAGTAACTTATGTATTAAGTCATTTCCCTAAGGGTAAATTTTTTGAGGACTGGCTTAAAGATGTAGGTCATAGTTCAAAATATATTGTTGAAAAAGCATCACGAGAAGGTACCCAAGTACATGAAGCCATTGAAAATTATTTGGAGGGTAAAGAAATAACATGGATTGATGATTATGGTAATGCCAAATATAGTTTGGAGGTATGGAAAATGATCCTCCGTTTTACTGAATTTTGGGCTGAACACAAACCAGAACTGATATCAAGTGAGGAACATTTATTTTCAGACACATTAAAAATAGCGGGCACAGCGGATTTGGTGGTAAAAATTGATGGGGAAATTTGGATGTTAGATATTAAAACATCAAATTCACTCCACGAAACTTATAATTTACAACTAGCATGTTATACACAAGCATGGAATGAATGTTTTGATACACCAATCCAACGTAGAGGAATATTATGGTTAAAATCAGGTAGTAGAGGTGAGGATAAAAGTGGTAAAAAAATGAAGGGTAGAGGTTGGGAGATTAAAGAATGTCCTAATACCTTACAAGAAGATGTTGATATATTTAAACACCTATATGAAATATTTACGGTTAGTGTAGGAAAATTAAAACCATTATCTGAAATATACCCGACAAGTGTTAAATTAGATAAAAAGTAATATATTTATACATAAAAACACAAACATGATTAAATTACGGACTTTACTCAATGAAATAAATGGTGAGGGTCCTAAAGCTATTTTTATGGCTGGACCAGCTGGTGCCGGTAAATCATTTATACTTAAAAAATTAAATATTGAAGGTTTCAAAACCATAAATGTTGATGATGATTTTGAAGAATTACTACAAAAAGAATTAGGCAAAACTGATTTTGCTTCTATGTCTCCCGAAGAACTATCCACAGCTGGTAAATTAATGGGTACTGCTAGAAAAACTACTAGGGAAAAGGAAATAGCAGCTATAGAATCACTACAAAATATTGTTATTGATGGTACTGGAGCCGCATCAAACCCACTATTAAAGAAAAAAGCTGAGCTAGAAGCATTAGGGTATAAAACATTTATGATACTAATTTATGTATCACCTATGACATCATTAAAACGTAATGCTGAGCGTGGACGTAGTTTACCAACAAGTGCTGTATTAAGCAGCTGGAAAGGATTAGCATCAAATATTGCACTATACAGAGATGAATTTGATAATAATATTGTTGTTATTAACAATGATCCTGAAGATGTTGATAAAACATATGATCCTGAAAAAATAATGCAATTATTCCCTAGCCCTAAAGGCAAACCAAAAACTCCTGAGGAACTAGCAAAATCCAAGGCTAAAAAAGATGAATTAAATGCTGCTATAAAAGATTTAATAGCTGCAGAACGTGAATTCGATACGTTTGATGAAGCTAAAACCAAAGTTGCTGCATTCGTAAATGCATTATTTAATTAGAAATATAATTAAAGAGGTATTATCTGGTGAAAAAGGTGTAGCTCTTATTGGTGGTGGTTTCAAACCACCCACTAAAGGTCATTACGAACTAGTAATGGGTGCTGCTAATCATCCTGATGTATCTGAGGTAAAAGTTTTTATTGGTAATGCTATTAGAGATGGTATAACAGCTGAAATGAGTAAAGCAGTATGGGATTCATATCCATTACCTAATAATGTATCTGTTGAAGTATCACCAACCCCCTCCCCAATAAAATCAATATATGATTATTTAAAATCACATCCTGGTGAAAAAATATATTTTGTTGGTGGTGTTAGGGATGAAGAAGATGCTATTGATTTAAAAAAACGTACACAATCCGCTATAAACAAATACCCTAACGTTGAAGTATTAGCTATACCTGGCTCACCAGCAGTTAGTGGTACCAAAGCAAGAAACGCGTTATTGAATAATAATAAAGAGTTATTTTTTAGTTATCTACCAGATAAAGCGGATAAAGAACAAGTATGGACTTTATTGACACAATAATGAAAAACAAATTAAATAAATACAAACGCACATTAAGAGAAATACTTAAATACTCAGATAACGAAGTATTAGATATTGCTCTTTCATTAGTATTTTTGTTTATTAATCCCTTAACCATGTATCGAATCCCAAATACACCATCAGTTTGGGCATTTTTTAGTATTTTTGGAGGAATTGTACTATTTATAGGCGTATTAGAAAGACATTTAGCTCTTAAGTATTGGGGTAATAAAATTGGATGGTTGTTTTTATTAACGGTTTTTGCTCAATGTGTGTGGAGTTGGAGTTGGTCTACTGATATAGTAAGTTACTTAATACAATTAGTATTAGTATGGTATTCAATGTGGAGAAATAAAAAACAACTAGATTTTTACCAAACTAGAAAAAAATAATGGAAGGGAATTTTACAACCATCGTCATTACACTAATTACAGTATTAGGTTCAACAGCAGCATGGGATTATTATAAAAAAAGATTAGAAGTGAAAAAGAAAGCAGAAAGCGAAGATAAGGAGGAAAAAAACCTATACCGTGATGATCTAAAAGAGCGTGTATCTAAATTAGAACAATTATTAACAGACTCAGCTGTTGAAAAAGATACACTGCGTGATAAAGTGATAGCATTGACCGCTGAAGTAGCTGCATTAAGTACAAAAGTAGGATATTTAGAAAAAGAAGTTGCACGTTTGGAGACAGAAAATCACACATTGAGGCATGGGTGATAACTTTGATAGAATTAAATATTACCATGAATATTTTAGGAAATTAACTCCTAGTGATTTCAACGTTGATCGATTTGTGGATATGATAGTTATATCTAATATAGGCCCTAGAAAAATATATATTAATGAGGTTAATTCTCAAAAACCACAACAACTAAATAAACAAAAAATGAACGAAATGGGATTAGTAGGACCTGGTGGTATTGTAAGTGGTGCTCCTGACCCCAAAACAGTTGAACGTTTCAAAAAATACGGTGAATCAGGTAAATATGGTTCTGGTATGATGTTGGTAAAAGAAAATATGGGGCGCGTGGAGTTGATAAAAGAATTTATTAAATTCACATCCCAAGTACTAGAACTAAAATCATTGCCTAAAATCACATTAACATCAGATAAATCTAAAACTCAAACATACGCCCATAACGATATAGGTAATGACCATGTTGTTGTTTATACTGGTAAGCGTAGTTTAGGTGATATATTACGTAGCTTAGCACATGAAATTATTCATTATGCTCAAAAATATGATGGCAGTCTAAATAAGTATGAAAATCCAGGCGAGACAGGTAATCCAATTGAAAATGAAGCCAATGCTGGGGCAGGTATTTTATTAAGAAATTTTGGTAAAATGTACCCACAAATATTTGAATAAAATGGTATCTTTAAGAGCGTTACTAGAACAAGACAAACCAAAATATACACTGTTTGTCGATATGGATGGTGTATTAGTTGACTTTGATAAGGGTTATAAAGATTTAACTGGTGTATCTACTCATCATGCTGATAGACAAGGTAGAGATGAATTCTGGGATTTGTATAGAAATAGTCTAGAACAAAAAAATATACCTGAAAAAGATTATTGGGCTAATCTACCCTGGATGTCTGATGGCCAAACATTATGGAACTATGTAAAACAATATAACCCATACATACTAACAGCACCTTCAGTTAATTTCGATTTACCTAAAGAACAACGCTATAAACGTGAATTTAACCAATCAATGCAAGGTAAATTAGATTGGGTACAACGTTTAGATAATATGAGAAATATATATTTTAAAGCAGCAAAATTTAAATCTCAATTGTCTAAACCTAATAAAATATTAATTGACGATAGAAAAGATACTATAGATAGATGGAATGCTGCTGGTGGTATAGGTATTCTCCATACATCAGCTGCTAATACTATTGAACAACTAAAAAAATTAGGTTTATGAGCAAAAATAATGTTTTAAAAAAAGAGTTTCAACAAAAAGATGTAAACCGTATACGTAATATAGTAAATAAAAAATACGGAGATAAAACACAAGTATCAGTAGGTTACCAAACCAAAAAACAAGACCATAAAGAAGGTGACATATGGGAGGAGAATGGTAAACAATGGACCATTAAAAATGGTATTAAACAAACATATACCAAATTAGATTCCCTAAAAAAAGAATTACTATACCCTTTACTATGCCCTAACTGTAGTCGTCCTATGAAAACACGGCAGGATAAGGAAATGTTTAATGCTTATCGTACGTGCTTTACCTGTGTTATTGAACTAGAAACTAAATTACGTGTTGAAGGTAAGTTTGAGGAATACCTCAAAGCCATCAAAGTAAAAAATATATTAGCATTTGCCGATGATTACCAATCAGCAATGACTGAATTTATTGAAAACGATGGTATGTCATTCATCACCGAACATGGTGATATTGAAAAATGGGATGCTAAATTAAACAAGGAACAGGCATTAAAAAATATCGAAACATTCATCCAACAACTTAAGGATTCAGTTGAGGATGACTAATATTTATAAATAAAACATAAATACCATGGATATTAGACAAGTAATAAAGAAACTACTTACCGAAGAAATAGGTAAAATATCTACCAAAGACCCCAAAAAAGCTGAGGAATTAGCCAAAAAAGGATTAGATGTAGAATTAACCACAGAAGAACGTCTTGCTGAGGTATTGAAAAAGAATAGTAAAATTAGGGATTATATTAAGGATTTCTATAAATCTAATGCCCCACAATTCAAAGGTAAATCAAAAGATGAACGAAGAAAAATGGCCATCGCTGCTTATCTAAATGAAAAAAAAGGTAAGGATTTGACTGGTGATGGTAAAATAGATTCTGCTGATTATTTAGCGGCTAGAGATAAAGCCATTAAAAAATCCATGCAAAAAGAGGACCTAGATTTAGGTCATCAAGATAATGAACCTCACATGCTAAAAGCTGATCTATACCGTATTGGAAAATACGCTATGGAATTATATAAAATAGTAGACCAATTTGAGGGTATGGGTGAGGTTGATTTCCCACATTGGTGGCAATCAAAAGTTATTAAAGCTAAAGAAATGCTGGTTTCGGCTAAGCATTACCTAGACTTTGAAACCAAAGAACCACAAATAGATGCTATGGTAGGTGTAGCTACCCAAGAAGATATATTGGATGAAGATGAAACTAAAGACCCACAAGAAATAATGGTTGGGTCTTATCAAACACGCCATTTTGATATATGCCCTGGAGCCTCTGCCCTATATAAAGACATTGAATCTAAAGTTGATGATATGGATTTAGCTGAACGAGCAGCCAAATTACAAGATACTTTATTTTATTTAGAAAAACACACAGTAAAAGAAATGGGTAAAGCTACCCAAGAAGATGTTTTTATGGCTCAAAATTTAGCAGACCAAATTATGGCTATGGCTTCAATGATGGGATTGGAAGATGAACACCAATACATTCAGGGCCATGTTGATGCTATTAAAAAAATAGCTTCATCTTCATTAAATGAAGGTTTTAACCCAAAAGATGTCGTTAAAATGGATGTACCTTTACTTATTCGTATGTTAGAATATGCTCGTGAAGATGCTAAAACCGATATGGATTTACATGATGTAGCTGAAAATTTAATCGCATTAAGTGCTAATGGACAGACATTAGATATGAATCATTATAATAAAATAGTAGACGCTAATGAATCTTACTGAACAAAAACTCCGCCAAGCGGTTAGACAATATATTAAACAACTCATTACCGAACAAGAAGAGGAAATTGGTGGGTTAGAACAAATGCCTACTGATGATGATGAAATATTATCTAAATTCCCCAAACTAAAAGGTGCATTATCATCATTAATGGGTAAAGATTATAAAGCATTCATTCAAGATATCAAATATGTTGCTCCTAAA